TAAACCGAGGTATTCGATAACGGCAGCAACGGTCGATTTCGCAAGAATATCCCGCCCGACTTTTGTCAGGGTTGCCAGGCTGGCGACATCATTCCCCGTAAAATACGGAAACCTGTCTGCCGCAGTAGCAAGCCCGGCCAGCGCCGTCAGGGTGGCATCTTTCGGTTGCTTACCCGCAAGCGCGTTAGTCATGGTGGTCGCAAAATTCGGGTCGTTTCCCAGCGCCGCCGCTAACTCGTTCAGCGTATTCAGTGCGTCAGGTGACGAATCTACAAGGGCGGCAATCGCAGCCATAACGAAAGCCGTGCTTGCGATTTGGGTATTATTCGTTCCCTGTCGCGCAGTTGGCGTTGTTGGCGTTCCGGTCAACGCAGGACTGTTTAAGGGCGCTTTCTTGTTCGTTTCATCCATTACCGCCTTAACCGCTTTCGATGTCGCGGCCAGTGTTTCAGACGTGCTGTTGGTGGCACTACTGAGCTGGACTATCCCTTTTTGTGCCGTCGTGGCGTCCTGAGCGGTATATTTTGCGTTAGCAAGGTCATACGCGGCCTTTACTGCTTTCGGCGTTGCAGCCTGCGTTTCAGACGTGCTGTTGGTGGCGCTACTGAGCTGGACAAGGCCTTTTCGTGCCGTCGTGGCGTCCTGAGCGGTATATTTTGCGTTAGCAAGGTCATACGCGGCCTTAACCGCTTTCGGCGTTGCAGCCTGCGTTTCAGACACGCTGTTAGTGGCGCTACTGAGTTGAACAAAGCCTTTTGCGGTCAGCGAGGCGTCCGGGTGACGTCGTGACTGTTCATGCTCTTTCAGTTTGTCATCCACGTAATCCACTGTGGCCATCACCATGGTGTTATCCACGGTAAGCGCCACGGTGGCCGTGCTGGATACGGTCAGAATGGTGCGAAATGTTTGTGCACGTCCGGACCCTTCGGCAACGGTTGGTTTGTAACTTTCGGCAGTATTGCCCACCGCGATTAAATCGCCGTGCTCATCAAATACACCAATTTCCCGGATCCAGAATCCGCCCGTTTCAGGAGGAATAACCAGCTCCGCAATAATGCGGTTCTGATGTGTTGCGTCCAGGATGACGCGATTAACAGTGTGTCGCCACACCTCATGCACCAGACGGGTCTGCTTACTGTCTGGTGTGGGCAACGTGCCGCCACCGTCGCCCACGGCCATATGAGTCAGGCGGACAGGCTTACCATCTGGCGCGGCTGCCTGAGCTAATTTTTTGGCACCTGTATCGGTGATAACGGTTTTAAATTTTCGTGTTGTGGTACTCATGCTTAATCGTCCGGATAAATGGTAATAACTTCACCGTCATAAGTTGCCGCCGCTGCAAAAATATCCCCCGGAATTTCCTGAATGATATTCAGCCCTGTCATGTGGCGGCTGACCGGACGGGCATCAGCAATCAACCGCTCCATTTCCAGATACATTTCCTCCGTCACGCCACTGTCCAGTGTGCCGACTTCAACGGTAAATGTTCCCGGTTCTCCGCCGAACTCCCACCACTCAGACACGCGAATGAGGTATCCCAGCGGCTCAATGGCCCTGCGCAGTGCGCTGATGGTCCCTTTGTGTCGGTGTATCAGCCATGCATCACGAATCACCTGTCGTTTTGTCTCTTCCGGCCAGTTGCGATCCCAACGGTCAACGGAAAATGCCCAGGCGAGATAAGGCAGCAGGTGCACCGGGCAGGTGTCCGGCGACCACAGCGTGTTGAGGTCTACCGGGATGTCTGTAATGCGCGTTCCGACAGCTTCGGCACAACGCATGAAACTGCTGGCTGATGGTGGTAACAGTGAATTACTCATTGCGCCCACCTTCGCTGATGGTGAACGACTCACAGCGCGCCGCCTGTATGTCGCTGATGGCCATATTCTGTGTGGGTTCGATTATCTCCACGCGTTGCACACCGTGCACATGCAGTGCGGCAGCAATGGCGGACAACGCCACGTCCTGACCGATAAGCCCCTGCTCAGCCAGCCACTTCCTGAACGACGATTCAGCCGCCGCCAGAATAGGTTCGGATTCCGGGCCGGGGTAAAAGTACAGTTTTGCATTCAGCCGCCATGTCACGATTCTGGCGCTCTGTACAGTAAGGCGGTCGGCCACCGGGCGGGTATCCTCTGCATTCAGAACGGCGCGAACGGTATTAAGCAACGCCTCCGTTGCTGTGCCGTCGCCTTCAGTGGACAGGATGGAAACCGTCACATTTGCCGGAGACGGACTGATAGCCCGCGCATCACGCACCAGACCGCTGGCGCTGCGGGCAAAATACTCGTATGCACCTGACGGGCCAGCAACACTCAGGCCATCGTACGCCCGCTGCGCCCGCAGTCTCAGCGAGGTGTCACTTTCCATCACTGCGTCGGTGGTATCCGTTGCCGGAGTGATGGTCAGGCGCTTTGTGTTCATATTGCCCGCGAGGTTGTCCAGGTCTGTCCCGGCGCTGTGGCTTAACATGCAGGCGCGTGCCCCCTCGTTAACCCGCTGGCGTAACAGCATTTCACGAAACGACATGGTTTGAGCGATAACGTTAAGGGGTTCCGATTCCAGCTCCAGCGCGGCGGAAACGGCTTCACGCTGTTCGGCGGGATAAGCCGCAATCATCATGGCCTTTGTGTCAGCCAGAATTGCCTCAAAGTCAGGCTCCGCGATGATGGCGGGGTCCGGTAACTGTGAAAGGTCAACGGCGGGCATGATTTACTCCCTTAGCGTGATGGTTAATTCAACATTCTGCATGGTCTGCATGACAGTGCCCGACAGCGTCACCCCGGCGCGGCCTCCCGCTTTCCAGACAACGTCGATGGCATCCAGGGCAATGCGGGGTTCCCATCGTGTCAGCGCAATCACGGCAGCACTCATGCATTGCAGACGCGTGGTGTTATTCATGGGTTCGTCAATCAAATCAGGCACAAGGCTGCCATATTCCCGTCGCATAACCCGGCTTGCCAGCGGGGTGGTCAGGATATCCCTGACTGACTGTTTCAGGTGCTCCATATCGTTCAGGTTTCCCGTCCCGTCCGGATTCATTCCTGTGTAGCGGGTTGTCACTGCGGGCCTCCTGTCGAATCGCTGCCGCCTTTCACGCCACCGTGTTTATGCGTATGCACTGTGATGCCGTTTGAGGTGAAGTTGCCGCCGCTGTGCGTGATATTGCCGCTCATCTTTCCTCCTTTTGTGACGTCAAGCGTCGCCGTTCTCAGAAGGTTTGTGCATTCCACGACGGGCGTATCCAGTTTCACGCTGACGGATGCCTGTAAAGTGGCCGTTTTCATGCCGCTGGCGCTCAGTGCGCCTGCGTCCGCGTCGTAGCGGAACACCGCGCCATCCGGCGCGCTGACCACGATTTCTTTCAGGCTTTTGCCGGGTGCCGGACTGGCATCACTCCACAGGCTGCCAATTATCATGGCGGTTTCCGGGTTGCCGCCAATGCAGGCAATTACCACCTGTTCGCCTGGTGATGGCGGCAGCCACACATTGAAGGCTCCCGCGCGCGTGGTGTTCCAGCGCAACCATCCTGTTTCCAGTTCGCCGCTGCGAACGCGCACGCGCCAGGACTTCTCATCAATTTCAGAGATGATCCCGGTGCGGATGATATTGCTCAGCAGTCGCATGAGTTCTGCGCTCACCGTACAGCCTCCGCAATCCGGCCCAGCACCGTGTTATAAATCAGGCGCTCATCTGCCTGGCTGATACCCAGCAGCTCACGTACCGGGTAATCGGTGAAAATGCCCGGCGCAACCTGATCGCGCTCACCGAACTGATGAACGCGGGCAATACGTGCGGACACGCCGCTGTAACCCACCGTCACACCGGAAGCATCTGCACGGGCTTTCAGGTAGCGGGCGGTGCGCAGTTTTACGAACATGGGGACGCGCTTTGTGCTGTCCTGGTTGATGCGCCGGGTGCGTATTTCCAGAAAACGGTCGATGTCATCCCGGTAAAACGTGCGGATATTGTTTTTATCCTCATCCCACCCGGTAATGGTTCGCCCGTATTTCCCCGTGTCGTGATGCCAGTTTTTCAGCGTGCGTGCTTCGTTATTCCAGATAAAGCGAATGCGCTCCTGTATCCGGGTTACGCGGCGTCTGCGTGGTGTCCACGCGGTCCCGTCCGGCGCTTTCTGTGACCGGATACGCGCCTGCTGGGCGCGGCGTAAATCCTGTGCCAGCTTTCTGGCGATGTTATTGATGGCCTGCTGATTCAGGCTGTCGCGGATGGCCTCAAAGGTTTCATCCACGCGGGTGAATGCCTTATCCATCGCTTTCACCCCACGTCACATCCTGGAATACATGCGACCAGTCGCCTTCGGAAGAGGGCAGACGGGGTTTTGGCTCCGGCAGGTGTTCTGCCTGCGGTGTGCCCTGACTGTTGCGCGTGATGCGAACGCGTTCCCGCAGGGGGAGCGTAAACAGGAGGTCGGCGCTGTCATCGTCATTGATAACGGCGGAGAATTTGATGTCCTGATTACGCTCAGGGTTGAGCAACAACTGTGGCTGATTTTCGGATAACCACGCCAGCAGCGGCAGCGTGAGGTCATCCAGCTCCCCGGCGTAATCCATGACAAACATCACCATCTGATAGCGGTAAACAAACGATGGGGTTTCTCCTGTCGTTTCAATGTTGCCGCTCTCCACGAAAATGGTGAATTTTTCCGGGTTGGCCTGACACCATCGGCATGAACGGGTCATGGCTTCACGCAGGGAATCAGTTTTCAGCATGGTTGTTATCCTCGTTGTTCAGTCGTTGCAGCCTGCGCTGTTCCAGTAATTCAATGGCCCGTTTATCCGCGTTACAGGTTTCCAGTGCATCCAGAAGGCGGTCGCCCCATATACCGAGATTTCCCCATGTGGGAGTGTCAGGGAAGGGGGGAGGCGTTACCGGTATGGTCAGCGTCTGCGGTATAAGCCGGACTGACGGCGCTGGCCGTGGCGCGTTCTGCGTGCCTGCGCAACCTGTCAGTAAAACGAGCGTCAGGCAAAGCGTGGGCGCATTCATCTTTTGCAATATCGTTGCGTAGCTGTTCACGTCTGGCCTCTCCGTCCTGATTTCGCTGTTGATTTTCCACGCGGAGTTGCGCCAGCACCTGCTGCATATCCTGTACCCCGGCGCTGATGATATTCAGGGTGTCGACGGTACGTTTCAGGGCGCTGGCCTGCGCTTCGTTTCTGGCGTTCTCCCGGCCCAGCGACCACGACAGACGCATGGATGTTCCCCATGCGGCAATCAGAAGGAAAGCGACGCCCAGCGTGGGCCAGAGCTTCATGCCGGATAAACTCCGTGTGGTAACTGAAAATGCGGTCCGTCTTTCAGGGTCTTCCAGTCGCCGCCCCATTCCACCGGAATATTCAGTTCCCGGCTGGCCTGTCTGAATGCTGCTGCGATTTTTTCGTACAGCGGCCATTCCCATGACACCTGGCTGCCGATATAAGCCACAACATCCACGGCATGCCCCGTAAGGTGGCGACTGTTCATGGTCTGGCTCTTACCCGTGGCCACAAGTTGCTTCTGGCGGTAATGGCTGCGCAACCCTTCGGTGATACCAAAATCCACTTCCGAGATTTCCAGTGCCCGTCGGGTCACTTTCACCAGATCAGGATTTACACCCTGCAAATTCTTTTCGCTCCGGCTGCTGAATTTAAATGTGTTGCTCATTCGTCCTTCTCCTTCACCCTGCGATTAAAGGCCGCAATAACCTTGTCGCGTGCTTTCTCTGCCCCCATGAAACCGATTGATGCGCCGATAAACGTCACGGCATCTTCAGGAAAACCGAAGAAGCGCAACGACCCGGCCACGGCCATGGCAAGAACGCCGCACGCCAGCGATCCCGTTACGGTCTGAACCAGTGTTCGTCCGTCATAAAGACTCATCAGCGCGGAAATGCTGACCGCCGCGCCTACTGCATACACCGTTGGCAGGTGGTCAAAGAGCCATGCAATAACCTGCTCTGTGATCCCTGTTTGAATGGTGCTCACTGCTACTCCCCCCACAACTGAATCATTTCTCGTTTCTTCTTCTCCGGCTCCGGCATCTCCACGTCCTGCCCGGCGTCCAGAAATACCTGCTGACAGAGTCCGGGGTTGGCATCCAGCACCTTTTCGGTGACGCCCTGCGTCGTGCCGTAGTACCGGAAACAGAGCGAATCCACGGTGTCGCCTTCCAGTGCCTTCACTTTCATCAGCACAATTCCGCAAAGATTCGCGGGCGGCACAGAATGTCAGAGATGGCCCAGCTCACATCGCGCCACAAATCCGATGTCTGTATATCCAGTGCGTCCGCCCGGCGGTCGCCCTTGTCCGTTGTGTCCGCATCGCGGTAACGCTCCAGAATCAGGGCGCGCGTGGCGGTATAAACAGCATTGCGCCAGTGCCAGAGATTGACGCTTTCTCCGTTAATTACGGGTGCCGGAACATCGGCCAGCGTCTGATGGCCAGCTGCCTGCTGTTCCTGCTGCCATGCTTCCAGCTCGCGGGTAACGTGTGCCACAGCCCCGGTGGCAGTATGCAGCAGGCGGGAGGTGGTCACGCGGCCCGGCAGTCGTACCGCCAGACGCAGCTCGCGCAGCACAATATCCGGCCAGAATGCACCCGCTGAAATGCGGGTATCGCCATCATCGGTATCGGTGATGTCGTCCTCTGCGGGTCTGGGTTCAGTTCTGGCAACCATACTCATGGGGTTCACTCCTGAAAAAAATCGGGCGGTGGGTGCGCGGTGTAAACGGTCACGGAGTCAAACCGGAACACCGCGCACGCCGCCCGCTGACGGGGTCAGTCGTTAACCGCGCTTCGCCTTCTGCGTCGCGGTGGTTTTTCGTGTTGCAGGCTTCCGCGTTGTCTTTTTACTTTTGCTGCTTTCGTCCTGCGTCTGCTGTGCGCTGGCGTCTTCTGGTGCGGCTGCGGAATCAGCTTTTTTCAGGGCGCGGGAAAGGGTTGCAATCTCGCGTTTCACACCTGCGTTCGGGTTCAGGTGCATTGCTTCGCGCAGCAGCTTCAGTGACAGGGCCATGCTGTCCGTATCACTCAGGCCACGGCGGGCAAAGGCGCACGCTTTGCATAATTTGGCGCGCACTTCGTCCGGCATGTCCTGGTCGGTGACAATCTCCCGGAGGGTGTCCAGTGGTTCGATAAAGGCGGACAAATCCGCGTCGGCATCCGTCCCGGCCTGCGTCAGTACCGGATTACAGATTTCTTCGGTCAGTACCGTGGCAGCAGTACGTCCAAAGTTATCCGGCATGATGAGGTTGTGACGGACTACATATGCACCAATACGCAGCGCCAGCGGAAGATCGCCGCAGTCAATCGCCCAGACCATCAGCGTGGCAATCACTTCATCCTGCTGCCCGCCGTCAGCCTCCAGCGTTCCCTCAATCCAGCCGGAAAAGTCCGGCAATAACTCTTTTTTGATGGCGGCTTTCGCGCTTCTGGCCTGTACGCCCTTAAGCCGGGCCTGTGCCAGACGCAGACGATACAGCACCTCTTCATGCGCGGTACGCGCGGCGTGGTCCACGCCTTCATTCGCCCGGCCTGCGCGCTGTGCCATCACGTTCTGCCAGTGTTGCTGTGCAGGAGTAATCATTTTTTCTCTCCGTTACAGGCGGGCATGATGCCCGCCGTGAGGTGATTAGCTGTCGGCGAACTTCAGGCCAGTGACCATCGCGCACTTGCCATAGTCTTCAACGACATAAGCGTCATTGATGGACTGGTAGGTGGCGATGCGGTTGTATTCCGGCTCGTCTTTCATCAGGCGACGCATTGTTCCTTTCTGCCAGTAAATTGACAGGTTGTTGAACGAGGTGATCAGCATCGTTGCATCCGGGAAGAACGGCGCAAGGAATACATCCAGCCCGCCAATGGCGCGCGATGACAGGATGAGCTGTCCGGCAAGTAATTCCGCATTGGGATTCTGGCCGCTGATGCTGTTCAGCACGGGCAGACGCAGCGAGTTAAACAGGTTGCGCCCCATAATCACCACGAGGTCGTCAGCTTCCTTGTGCCATTCATCCAGCAGGGATGAGCGCGCGTCCTGTACCAGTGCATCAGCGTTCGCATATTTACCCGCGTGCGCCACGGTGTTGTCCATGTTGCGGGAGGTCAGCGTTACATCATTCATAACGCGCTCGCTGGCGTCGGTTCTGATGTGCTCCAGCCATCCCACGTTAACGTCCTGAAGCAGCTTGTTAGTGCTGAAGTTGGACTCATCTGCGTGAGACGTGCCGTTGAAACCGATCATGATGCGGTCAAGCGCCACCTGCCGGGCAATCTGTGTGCTGACGCGGGACTGAAAATCAGGGTGTGCCGCCCAGGCATCAAGCTGCGGATACGAAATAAACGTGTCGTAGTTCACCTGTTCGCACTGGTATTTGCGGTTTTTCAGATCAACCACGTTATTCGGGTTACGGCGTTTTGTGCCGTCATAACTGGTATTCGTGCGCGCAATCGGCCCGGTGGTGTCCAGGAGGATTTTTTCGCCTTTCTGGTCAGTCACACCGAACACGTTAATTTTTTTTGTAAATTCAGTGCTCTCCTTTACTGCGTTTTCAAAACGCTGCTGCACCGAGGGTTCTACGGTAAATCGCGATACCAGTGCAGATACCGGGATATTGTTAAGCGACGCCTGCTGCGCCATATAGCAACCCAGCTTGTTGCGGGTAATATCTGACATCACCAGATTCATAAAAATTTGCTCCTTTGTCTTATCAGAAGTCAGCCAGCTGGTCGGAGGCTGCGCCCGTTGCGGTGAAGCGGTTCTGCGGATCGCCGTCCTGCGTGCGCAGTTTTTCCTTCAGTGCTGTCAGCTCTGTGGTCAGTGACGTGATTTTCTGGCGGTCCTGCTGATGGCGGGTTTCCAGCACATTAAAACGGTCGATAATGTCGGCCTGTGACGTTGCGACGCCTTCCACCGCTTCCTGAATACGGGAGAAACTGGCGTCATCCGCTTTGCGGCCACGACCAATAATCCCCATTACGCGGTTAAACCACTGGGTGCCTTCTTCCTGGCGTTGTTCTGCCATTTCGATGATTTCAGACTCGATGGCTTCGGAAATGAGCGGTGCTTCACCCTGGACACTGTTGAACGTCATCACCGCCTGACGTTGCTGTGCCGTGAATTTCAGGCGCTCAGTGCCCAGGCTTGCCGGGGTGTCGGTCATCGCCAGCCCGACCAGATAGGCGCGCCCGTTAACGGAGAACTGCGGGTGCAGTTCGATACTGGAATAGATTTTCTTGCCGTCCGCGACAAGCTGCTTCATGCGCTCGGTCGGTTCGATTTCTGCATACAGCGCAGTACGTCCGGCCAGCGGACCTTCCGTAATGTCTTCCGTACTCAGTGCGGTGACATCGCCCATTGCGGAAAATTCGCTTGACGGGCATGGCGAGAGATAGTGCTCAACGTTCACGCGGGCAGCGTAAACATCCGGGTTGAAGTTCTCGGCGGCTTCACGCAGATGCACCGGACTGATTTCACGGCCATCAACAGTTGATCCGGAGACAGCCACGCGAAACTTTTTGCGGGATGTCTTTTTTTCATTAGCCATAGTTTTTGCCCCTCTGACTGGTTCTTCAGTCATGATGGCAAAGCGTAACAGGCTGATACAAAGGGCTTTTGTTGTAAGAAAACGGCCAGAACAGGGGGTTAAGGAGAACGGTTTCGCGCGCGGGTAATCTTCCTGTAATTACTCAGGGGGAGCAATGATTCAGGACGCTTTTGTGCGCCAGCGTGCGCGGCAACTTTACTGGCAGGGTTATCCGCCCGCAGAAATATCACGTCTGATGGGAATAAACCCGAACACGATTTATGCGTGGAAAAAACGCGACCAGTGGGATGAAACGCCACCCGTGCAGCGTGTCACGCAGTCCATCGATGCGCGCCTCATCCAGCTTACTGAAAAACAGAATAAAACAGGTGGTGACTTTAAGGAAATAGACCTGCTGACCCGGCAGCTTAAAAAACTGCATGATGGCCAGCCGGATGCGACGGCCACAGGAAAGAAAGGCCGGGCGAAAAAACTTAAAAATCATTTCACGCCGGAGCAGATTGCCGCACTGCGGGAAAAAATCATCAGCAGGCTGGAGTGGCATCAGCGGGGCTGGTTTGACTCCCTGACCCTTTGCAGTGAAGCCGGGATACGTAACAGGATGATCCTGAAATCCCGACAGATTGGGGCGACCTGGTATTTTGCACAGGAAGCACTGCTGATGGCGCTGCGTGACGATGTGGCACAACCTTACCAGCGTAACCAGATTTTTTTGTCTGCGTCGCGTCGTCAGGCGTTCCAGTTTAAAAGCATTATTCAGAAGGCCGCGGCTGAAGTTGATGTGGAGCTGAAAGGGGGCGATAAAATCATCCTCTCCAACGGCGCAGAACTGCATTTTCTCGGTACTTCTGCTGCGACGGCACAGTCCTACACAGGCAATTTTTATTTTGATGAATTTTTCTGGGTCAGTCGCTTTGCTGAACTGCGCAAGGTGGCTGGCGCTATGGCAACCCTCAGCGGACTGCGGCGCACCTACTTCTCCACGCCATCCACCGAAACGCACGAGGCATACGTCTATTGGAACGGCGACCGCTGGAACGAGAAAAAGGCCGCGCATAAACGCCAGCGTTTTTCTGTGGACTGGAAAACGCTGCATAACGGACTTATCTGCCCCGACCGGACGTGGCGGCAAATTGTCACGCTGGAAGATGTGGTTAATCACGGCTGGAAACACACCGATATTGATGAAATTCGTGATGAAAACACCGAAGACGAGTTCCGCAATCTCTATATGTGTGAGTTTGTCCGCGAAGGGGAATCGGCATTTAACCTGAATATCCTGATTGGCTGCGGTGTTGACGGATACGACGACTGGAAAGACTGGAAACCTTTTGCTCCCCGCCCGATGGGGAATCGTCCGGTATGGATTGGGTATGACGCAAACGGCAGCAGTGGAAACGGCGACAGCGGCGCGGTGTCCGTGGTGGTTCCTCCGGCTGTTCCTGGTGGCCGTTTTCGAACGGTGGAGACGCGACGCGTTCAGGGGCTGGAGTTTGAAGAACAGGCCAGAGTCATTGAAGAGTTCACGTGTCGCTACAACGTGGAACACATCGGCATTGATGCGACTGGCGGGCACGGGGATGCCGTTTATCAGATAGTGAAACGGTTTTTCCCTGCTGCTATTCCGTACACCTTCACGCTGTCATCAAAACGGTCGCTGGTACTGAAAATGCTGCAAATAATGCGTGCCGGGCGGTGGGAATACGATCGTGCCGAACGCGAGCTGGTCGCGGCCTTTAACGCCGTACGTAAGGTGAAAACACCGGGCGGCTTTATCACTTACGAAACGGACCGAGCGAGGGGGATCAGCCACGGCGACCTTGCGTGGGCAACCATGCTTGCTGTCATTAATGAACCGATTGGCGGCGAAGGAGAAAACGAGCGTTTCACGGTTATGGAGTTCTGATGAGCAGAAAAAATAAAAAAGTGCGCATGAGTTCACGCATTGATCTCGCTGATGCGCTCAGGAAAGAATCATCGCTCAGTGCATTCACATTTGATGGTCCTTATCGCCTGACCGGGCATGACCTGCTGGACAATATGTACTGTGCTGATAACGGGCGGTGGTATGAAACCCCGGTGGACTGGTACGGTCTGGCAAGAGCTGCCCGGCAAACGTCCTGGCATCAGTCTGCGCTTTACTTTAAGCGCAATGTATTGCTCGGCTGCTATATTCCGCACCCGCTGCTTTCCCGGCAGGATTTCTCGGCGCTGGCGCTGGACTGGTTTGTGTTCGGTAACGCATTCCTTGAGCTTCGGAGCAATATGCTCGGCGAACCGCTTAAATTACGGCACGCCCTGGCGAAATACATGCGACGCGGAAGCGATCTTGAATCATGGTGGTATGTGCAGGATGGCAAGGACGCGTTTCAGTTTCGTCCTGGCAAAGTGTGCCACCTGATGAATCCGGATATTAACCAGGAAATCTACGGCATGCCGGAATATCTTGGCGCATTACTCTCGGCCAGCCTTTCTCATTCGGCGGACATGTTCAGAAAACTGTACTACGACAACGGATCCCACGCCGGGTGCATCATCTACATCGGTGCAGCGCAGGTAAACCGCGAAAGCATGGACTCCCTGAAAGAAACGCTACAGGGGGCACGTGGTGGTGGTGCGTTTAAAAACGTGCTCATTCATGCGCCCAACGGGGGCAAAGAGGGGGTGCAAATTTTGCCGTTCCAGCAGATCACCGCAAAGGATGAGTTCATGAATGTTAAGGCGGCATCCCGTGATGATGTGCTGGCTGCGCACCGCGTTCCGCCGCAACTGATGGGGGCGATGCCGGGCGAAAAAAGTGCGTTTGGTGATGTGGAGAAGGCCGCGCGGGTTTACGCAATTAACGAGCTGATGCCCGTCATGGAGGCCATGAAGCACATCAATGACTGGCTTGGCGAAGAGGTGATCCGCTTTAACCCTTACGCACTGTTAGATACCCAGCCCACATCCTGACGCGCTTCGCTTGTCTGCTGCTTCGCCGGGGCATAAAAAATTTATGCCCCGACTCTCCAGCTCCTGTATCAGTCAGATAATTTCACGATGCTTTCCTGCTTATTGCCATCATCGACGGTCAGATTCTTACGCAATCCCACTGCGCTGACTGCATGTTCTCGCCGCCTCAGTGCGATTTTGACGGCCTTACCTTTCACCCCATCAAATCAGAATCCCTCACGTATTTTTCACGCTCAGCGTGAGAAATACGGCCATTCTGTCGTGTCGCTGCGACATCGTTAAGGGAACGCTATTTACCCCCTGAAACGCGGGCTGTTCCCCCGTCACCTGCGCGCAGAAAAAACGCGTTTTTTTGTGCACGCACGGATCCTTGACGGATCCAGCCGCCACGGGGGCCGGAAGGGCAAAAAGTCGTTCAAAAAAATTGTGCAAATTTGTGCACTATTGTGCATTAAAATAAACGCCCTGGAAGAGGGCGTTTTGGCTCATTTCTATAGCTTTGATGCAGGCTGGGCTAGATGCAAGGGTTGGACATACCAGCCTTTTGATAACCAACTCTCTGCAACCTCTTTACTCCTTGTTATTGCTGGTATTCCGATGCCGTTATTTACATGCATCCATGCTACTGGCTCTGCTTCCAGTGATGCCAGTGCAATTTCATAAGCACGGCGCTCAATATTGTCTCGAACGTCCAGGCTGCCTATGCGCTCTTTGATTTCTTTAATCAGTTCTTTGTCGGTGAAAGTTGTCATGTGTTAGTCCTTATCCTGCTGTGCTTTCAACTGATGAGGGGAACAAAATCTTTTCATCAAACCCTGCATTCATATCATGAACAGCAACACACCAATCCATTGACGAACGATTATCAAGAGCCTCCATGATTTCATCCATGCGGCGCAGGTCATACAGGTAAATGCTTTTATCGCCAATGGTGTAAAAACCAATTTTTTTCGGTGATGGGCAGCGATCAAGAACGTCCTGTAATTCATTCAACCATGCCCGTTCTTTTTTTGTTAAAGTTGCCATATCACTCTCCTTTGATGCGAATGCCAGTGGTACTCATTCTCCTGATTTCCCAGAGCACACGAGGAACACCACCGTTTCCGACCGGATCGCGTTTACTCCGCAGGGCGACGCTTGATTCCGCCCAGCTTTTTCTTGGAGGAAGCTCTTTCACACGAACAAAACCAGCTGCGCGAAGAGATGCTCCTGATTCATCTGCCCGGGTGTACGTAATACAACGTTGATAACCCATAGCTTTTGCTGCCCGCCAGACAGCACCATAAAGCGCGCTGTTAGCGTTGCGTTCTCCTGTGGTACATGTGCGATTTACTTCAAGCGTTAATCCATCGTCCAAATGTCGTGCAACAGGTCGACCGGCTGTCGCCACACCTATCAATTCTCCGGCATCATTTCTCAGACCAATGCTGAATTTATGCCCCACCGGGGGTTTATTGTGTCGGTGATGTCTGGATATAAATGCCTTCGCAACACGAAGAGTAACCGGTGAAATCTGCACTCTCACTCTCCTTTGATACCAATGTTTACAGTCTGGCAAGCTTCTCTGAGCACCCAGTCAACAGCGTCTTTCCATGCTCCGGTTTCGGTTGGCGGATTCTCACGCTTTACCAGTTCATAGAAACGTACTGCTCTAACCAGTCCATCTGACGGTTTTGCCTGTAGTGCAGCCTGAGCTATACGGTATGCCTGGAGCATACGGGCGTCGTTGATATCCATTCCGAACGGAATTTCTGATGATCGTGATTCTGCATCTTCAAGCCTGGCAATTTCTTTACGTAAAAAGTATTTCAACTCTTGTTTTTGTTTTCTGTTCATGTGTTTTTTCCCTTTTTGTCTGCCACTTCTCTCCTGATAATTTCATTGCACAAATCCACGCACTCATTGCAGATGTAAACAGACGGTCCAGCAATCACCTTTGTGACTTCGTACTGGGATTTATTGCAGAAGCTGCAATAAATCGTTTCCTCGCCTGAAGCCCATGTTTTGCTGGTTTTGCCAGACATCAGTTGTTTGAGGTCTTTTTCACGACGAAGAACTATCTGGCCACATTCAGCTATTTTTTGGATGTTGACATTTTCTTCTTGCGCCAGCGCTTCCATCCGCTCAATCAGTCGCTGCGCTTTTTCTCTGTCAATGTGTTGCATTGTGTCCCCCTTGTTTATGTTCCCGGGTTAAAGTCATCAGGGCGGATGCGCCCTGATGTTGTGTTATTCGGGAAATAACGCCCGGATATTTCCGGCCATCTGACTGGTTATCTGTGCGGTTGGTGCTGGCTGTGACACGGGGTGTTCTGTCCTGGTTTGTGTCAGGGATAACGCTTCATCGTCAGCCCATGCAGCCAGTCGGTAAGCCTCTGCCGGATTAATTTTCATAAGTGCCAGTCCGGCCAGAAAAGCCACACGTTGACCACTTTTGCGGGCTTCTGGTGTAAGGCTGTCCAGCCAGGCGCATGCTTTGCCTTCGTTCTTGACGGCGGCGGGCTTCAGATAGAAACTTATCCGTCTGGTTGGTGTCGTCATTGGTTTACTCCTTGTCCATTGCGTACAGCCCATTAACCAGAGCAAACTGTGGCACCCCGTCCGCGATGAAAGTCGCATTAACTCCGCAGGCTTCGCGGATAGCGGGTGCCACAATCTCCGCCCCGCCACCGACAACCATCACCCGCCCGTAACCCGAAAAACCCGCCAGCGCGCGGATCACGCGTTGTTTCAGTGTTTCTTCCTTTTCACGAATAACCGCTATCAGGCTGTCGTAATGCGCGTCATTGTGGATGTGCTGGCGCAGCCAGGCTTCATCATGGCGATGTTCGATAATGGTATTGGCGATGTGGTGACTGGTACGCATACCGTTAGTGGCCATCACCGACAGTACGGCATCGGCCATCAGGGAAACGCCTACGTGTGGATCGCAAAACACCTGGCTGATACCTGCCAGTTGTCCCTGAACCTTTGCCACATCCAGCGTGGTTCCGCCTAAATCCACAATCAGCAGGGATTCAAACGGACTCATGTCAGCCAGTGCTTTAAAACCAGCCGGAATGGATTCAGGCATAACCCGTACGTTACGGATAGTGAATGCTTTTCCGTTCTGGTACGCCACCGGGCGCATGACGTTTGCTTTTTTGCGGTTGATATTGGCCATGTCCGGCTGTGCGTTTGTGTCGAAATATTCGCTCAGTGGCAGGGTGACAACCACATCCACTTCCTGTGGTGTGATGCCTGATTTGACCAGCGCGTGATGAATGGCAATGACATTCACATCGCTGTACTGGTATTGCGTGTCGGTCGTCTGGACAAAGCGATCGCTGACCGGATCAAAACCATAGCGCACGCCATCAAGCATGTAGTTCGCGGGCTGCGTGCCACCGAACGGCGCAGACCATTCCGACTTGAAGCTGTTCGGGCTGATGGCGTTGCGGCGTTCGCCGTTCTCAGTCCATGCCAGCTTGATGTTGGTGGAGCCGTCATCGATACAAATTTTCATGTCGCTTTTCCTTATGTTGATTAATTAATCGTTTACGGGATTCTGAAATCCCGTTTTTGCCTGTTTTATGCGCGCTTCATATATCGCGGCGCGTTTTTTGCTCATTTACGGGATTTGTGAATCCCGTTTCTGTCTGTTTTTTGTTTCCAATGGTCAGGCCACCCCGCAGCAGGTCTGCTTTGCGGCGGGCGCGTTCAGTGGTTTCACTGATTCTCTGTGCGTGCTCTGTGTCGCGGATGGCGCGCAGCATGTCAGAAAGCACGGTAACGGGTGTTTTCATGGTGTTCTGGTCCTGCTGAAGTGTGGATGCCAGGCGTGCGGCGGCTTCAGGGTCTGATGCCCCCAGTTGCGCCAGATAGCTGGCGACCGGGTTATGGCGGATCTCCGTGCTGCTTACGCCGTGATTACGGCTCAGGCGCCGCCAGAGCTGCGTGATTCGGCTGTCCGGGCGGGTATCCGGTTTGCGTACAATTTCAAACCCCTGCGGTGCAATGATGCTGCCGTCAACGTACAGACTGCCGCCCCGTAACAGGTGCTGCATCTGTTGTTCACCGATATGCAGGCCGAGAGATTCAGCAGACTCCCGCCATTCTTTAGCGAGTAATTCGTGGTTATCAGGCAAAGGCCGCTGCTGTTTGCGGCTCTGTGTCCAGCTCTGCATTTCATCACTGCTGTTTTTTGCCTGTTTGTCACGAAGCGAACGCATCAGCGCCCGGCGTTCGTGCCGTTTCAGTGAGCGCATCCATTCGTTCACTTCAACGCCGTCAGGGAGCTGCGGCCACGGTGCTGGCCGTTCTTCCGGCTGTTCTGTCCCGTTGTTGTCCGTTTCCTGTACACGGGGACAGTTATTGCCACGAGTCCAAGGGGCGGCAGGGCCGCCCTGAAGGTCAAAACCATTTTCGTGGGCGCTGCCTTCCTGTTCCGGTTTACGTCTTACCAGCTTCCAGTTATCCGGGTGCGTGCACACACGGGAGGATTCCCCGATGAGTGGTGACCAGATCCCGTAAATCTGTACGCTTTGTTCGCCGTAATCGTTCAGCTCATCTGCGAGGTCGTAGGCGGTGCGAATCAGGTAGTCTTTGCGTGGAACAAGAACGCCGCCCTGTTTCTCTATGTAGGTGGCAAAACATCCGGCATCAGCGGCAGCAAGAACCGCATCCATTGCGTCATCCTTCAGCCGTTGCGGGCCTTCCGGGTTGCGTGCCATCTGGCTGGCAAGGCGGCGCAGTTCACGCCACACCTGACGGGAGGGGATGCCAAAGAACTGGAACTGGCGGACCCGGTGAAGGCGCGCCCAGCCGATAGCGCGCTCCACGCTCTCGGCCATTGATTTTCCGGTTTCGTGGTCAACGCGTGGCTTGCCCGTTTTTGGGTCGATACCATCCACGGCGCGGCTGTCCAGGTTTTTTCCGATGTAGGTGGCGATGTAGCTGGTTGGCGTGCCTTTTGAGCCGTCGACATACTCCGCCTTAAAGCGCGGAGTAATATCATCGCCCAGCTCGTGACGATCTTCCTGAATGGCAATATCGCGGGTGTGGGACACAATGGTGTCGATTTCTTCCGGATGAGCAAAGACCATCATATGCCAGTGCACGGTGCCGTCATGGTGAGGCTCCACCGTGCGGATGCCATACCAGCGCAGGCCGTCGCGGTTCAGTTTCTTGCGGACCGCTGCAAAAAACGTGTTAACCAGGTAATCGCTGGAGTCGCGCATGGTGGCCCCGTTCCATTTGGGATTCGGATGACCGTTCTCTGTTGTGGCGTGGTATTTTGACGGGCAGGTGACAGTCAGAAACACCGCTTTGTCGCCACGGGCTTCGGCCAGAAGTTCCAGCCCCTTCATGGTGGCCATCATTTCTGCCTTACGGTGAACCGGGTTACTTACTCCCGCGTAATACACTGTCTCGAGATCAATCGTGAACCCGTCTTCGTTTTCCAGCATGAAACTTTTCAGGAAATCGCGTGTTTTCTCGCGCTGTGCGCGAAACTCGCTTAACGCGTCCTGGCTCAGATAGGGTGATGTTTTTCTGGAAACCAGACAGGCGGCGCGGAGTTGTTCTTCTCTCCACTCGCAACGTAACAGCCACAGTTTGCGTTTCCACCATTCCGCACAGGTCAGGCGAAGGATTGCGCCCGGCAGCAGCTCCGTGTCCGGTTCGTTCCTCCGGTCTTTATCTGTTGTCAGTGCGTCATAATGTGGAGGCATGATGTGCAGGTGTAACGCCATGCGGGCCAGCATCTGATACGCCTTCAGCGTTACATCCATGGTCAGTTCGCCATCGGTCGCGCCAAAGCCATCGCAGAGTTTTTCGAAGGTGCTGCTGAACATCGCCGCCGTCATGGTGGCCAGCGTCTGTATCTGGTGTTTGTTGAGCTGCGGCAGGTAAAGCAAATCGTCCAGGCGTTCGCGTCCGGCAAGGGAGCGATAACCCGGTGTCAGCCAGTGTCCGTCAGTGCGATCCAGACGTTCGAATATTTTGCGCAGGGTTCCGCGTGCATAGCGTTCCGCCTGCCAGCTCTTTTTGCCTTTCCGGCGATCGGCTTCCTGTTTTTTGCGCAGGAAGGAGAGGTGGCGAATAAGCGGATCGCGCAGATAGGACGGCAGCAGGCGCAGCGAGGCCATGGCTTCATCCACCGCGCCGCGTGCCTGTTTTCTGGCGTCTCCTGCCAGTGCGATGGTTTTGTCCTGTTTTTCCTGTGCGTCCAGGCTTTTATTAATCAGGTTGCCCAGCGGCGTGGCGGAGAACGCCGCATCAGCCATTTTCTGGCGGCGCTCGTTCTCTGCCCGGTAGGCATCCAGCCAGGAGGAAAGCACGGATTCAGGAGCGGGGATCCCCGTTCCTTCACGCCCTACTGCGTGGCGCGGTTGTTGCCAGTCCCTGATGTACTCTGTCGTCATACTGATTTACTTCGTCATACCGTTGAGGGTGTCACGGCAAACGGCAGCCAGCCGCTGAATTTCCAGCACGGTGTCTTCTGTGTCGGCATGGCGATGTGTGATGCGGATGCTGTCGGCAATCACATCGACGATTGCAGAGGATGGGCGCTGGTAAATGCCAATAACGGACGGGGTGCCACCTTCAATGCGGTAAAGCCTGTAATTTCCCTCGTGGCTGTCAATCATGTAGCGACCATCAATAACAATCTTTCCGTCAGCGAGCTGCGGTACAGGCAGGGATTTCAGGTACATGTCATAACGATCACGCACGCGAGCGGCAAGATCACGTTCTGTGTTGAGCAGATATTCAAGAAAGTCGTTGGCGAGAATCATTGCGGCAATCCTCTTGTTACAGATGTGCGAAGGCCTCCCGCCGCAAGGTGCAGGAAAGGCCCGGAACAGGAATTAATGGAGTTTGTTTTGCTGCTGGATGAGCTTTTGAAGCTCGCGCAGATCATCTGCCAGATAGCTGAAAACAGAGGCGGAATAGCTGTTCGATAGTGCGTGACTGCGTTCATGCAGCATATTGATGTGCATGATATGCGCGACGCGGAATGCGCGGAAAAGTCTGCGGTCGATTTCAGTCTGGATGTGGCGACGCTCCGCGATAGCGCGGTGCTGTTTGCGGTTTGCCATGATATGTGGCCTCTTGTAGTAAGTTGTGAAAACTCACCATCCAGAGCTGCGAAACTGTGGGTGGCGAGACGTACGAGGTTCGCAGTACCGGCTACAAGAGATCCCGGCCCGACCGAAGTCGGCCCCGTACGCCCCGCCATAATTCTGACGCGAAAAAAACGTGGCAATACAGTACGCACAAAAAAACCGCTGGCGCGGTTGTGCGCTCTTGTAGTCAGCAGGCTGCGAAACCCGGCACCCGTTTTATGAGGTGCAGCGAAAATGTAACCTGACTGATTGCGGCATGGCAAGCGGTTTTTTTGTGAGAACGGCATACTAAAAAATCCTGATACTGCTCCGGCCAGCGGTTTGCACTGGCCGGGTGTCATTACTTCACGGGAACGAACGGAACAGCGGTGTTACTGGTCATGTATTGCGGCAGCGTGCCGTTCCATTTGTTGATCGCTTCCAGCTCCATAACGCCGGGATTCTGGCGCAGAGCTTCGCCGCGTAAACGAATGGCGTCGGCTTCAGCCTGGGCTTTTGTGCGAATGGCATCGGCCTGTCCGGCAGCTTCTGCGCGCAACATGTTGGCTTCTGCTTCGCGTTGCTTGACTTCCTGTTCGCGTTGCAGGGTTTTCTGGTTTGCCGTGACTTTGGCGTTAATGCTGTCGATAACGGTTGGCGGATATTCCGGTTTACCGACATAAGAGAGGCTCATGACCTGAATACCGATGGGGGTCATCTCTTCCTGAATATCTTTAAGTGCTGAATCCAGCAGTTCAGACTTACCACCGTCGATAAACTTATCGGTGGTCATTTTGCTGGCCAGTCGGTTGAGTGCATCGGCGATCTTCTGGCGCAGGTCAGTGTCGGTAATGTCGTCCACGCCTTTGCGGTAGGTCTGAAACACAGTGGTAACTTTGGATGGATCAACTTTGTAGGCCACGCCGATGTGATAGCCGATGGTTGTGCCGTCACTCATCTGGAAGTTGAACGGCTCATCGTAAGTCTTCATTTGTTTGAAAGTCGGGAAGATGTAAACCTCTGTATTCCAGCCTGTCCAGTAGCGGCCAACGCCAACTACTTCACCGACGCCTTTATCGTCGCCCAGTTTGTTGACTTTGATGCCTACATTGCCCGGCTCCACGCGGTCACAGCCAACCAGAAGTGTGGTCATCAGGAGAGGGATGAGTGGTAATAGTTTTTTCATTGTTTGGTTTCCATAATTGCTTTGATGTAGTTACTGAAAAAGCGAACAACGCCCGCCGGGTACAGCAAGGCGACAAAAATGCCCAGCAATACCAGGAAGGTGCTGTCTGATGAAATCATTCTGGGAAGTAGCCCCACATACAGAATGAGAGAAACGAGGACGCATACCAGCGCCCACATGTATGCGCGAAACCAGGTCTTTTTGTTCATATCGCGGTCCTTTACTGGTTAAGGAAAAAATCAAAAACCTTGTCGATGCGTTGCAGTAGCTCTCGTTGCATTGTTTCCGGCGTTTCTGATTCACCTGGTGACTCCAGCGTCGCGCAAAAATCCTTGATTTCATGATGGAGCGTCAGACGAATGGCAGGAGCCATGGTTCTGGCGTGCTCCAGCTCATCCAGCAGTGCCAGCACGGCAGATGGCGAGAGCATTGCGCGAAACGCCAGTAATTTTTGATGCGTTGCCATTCGTTGCAGGTCAGTCGCCAGTTCGCGTAGCTTCTGGTGGTTGATGGTGCTCATGCTCTGGCTTCCTTCAGTAGCTGGTTAAACATGCGGGTGAGTGGGTTGCTGCACCCGAACGGCATCGGGTTTACCTGGTAAGAGAACCGACCGCCTGTTTTGCGTTCTTCTCTGATGACTAAGCCGTCGCGCCAGAGTCGGCGTAACTCCGCATTAATGGTTGTGGTTGGGGTATTCAGTGCTGCGGCGATTTCTCCACCGCTACAACCCGGATTGGCGGCGATGTAGTCCAGAATGGTCATCTGCGTGACTCCTGTACCTGTCGGATAAGGTTCACCCGCGCCACATTCGTGGCGCAGAAGTAAGTGCCGTCAGTGAGATAGATGTGATGTGCATCTTTTTCTGAACGGTGTTTGTCGATAGTGGTAATCAGGCGTTCGTCGACCTCGTATTCGCGCCCTCTGGAGGTAAAGCGAACGACGGGAAAATGCTTAATTGCCATTACGCTCTCTTTGTCCAATAGCCCTATGCGTTAAATACGGCACGTTGCGTGCCATCAATGAATGCGGCCTGAGTGCGTTCTATCAGGCGGAGATTTGTCAGAACTTCTGACTCTCTTACGGGGTAAGGGGTAATCAGGTATTTGTCCTGCAATTCGGCGATAATGATGTATTGCTGTAGCTCCGAGCCAATAATATGAATAAGGTGTCCAATGTCAGATAAATTCAGTCTGGTGGTTGGTTGTGTTTTGAGAACCGTTAGTTCAGCATCCTGTTTTGCGATAATTTCGGCTGCTTCTGCCGTGACTCTTGCGACTATCAGTGTGTGGGTTGCGACGTCCATATGATTATTTGCTATGGCTTTTTTCGCTACTTCGTTTTCTGTCTTTGAAATTTCTTTCAGTGCTCTGATGATACCTTCTTCTTTTGCGTGCATTTTTGTATCTCCGTTATTTGCGTGTGCGAATACCTCCGTTAATACGGATGGTTTTCACGTTTTCTTATTTAATTTGATGTTTTATTTGTATCGTTATTCACCAGTGAAAAAACGTTCAATCTTTTTTACTGAATGAATAATTCGCATAATTCCAATGGCGCAGGCCACCGAAATAATCAGAACAAGCCATGAGATAAATATACTCATGCGATATTCCCCAGCTTATACGGTTCAATATGTTCCCCGCATTCTGCGGCACAGATCAGCTCGGAAAGTTCGTTAAGTGCATCCAGATCATCAGCGTAAAAAGCGACGTCATACAAACTCCGGATTGCCCTGGTCAATGAGTCACGGGCTGCACGTTCAGCATGAGCGCCTGATGCACTTAAGCGAAAATAAAAACGCTCAAGTGCTTTGTTAATGAGAGTTTTATATTCTTTGCCCATCACAACGCCCTTTAATCTGCTTTCTGTATTTCAGCTTCTGAATCCATACAAATAATTTCGATATAGGGTTCATCGCCATTAACTTGGCGTGCCTTTTCAGCTTCGCTAATGATTTCTCGTACGGTCTGGTACGGAAGTTCCACAAGCAGTCGCGTGCCGTTCAGATAAACGTAAGTGGCTTTGTCGGCTCCGTTTTTACCCGCCGGAGTCACTCCGTCAATAGCGGATGCACGTAATAACAGTTCACCGCGAAAATCAATAAAACGGATAAATACACCTTGTGCATGGTCTTTGGTCATAAAGCACCCGTTATAAATCAGCCTGTTTAATAAAACTTTGCCCGCGAAGCAGACGATCAACCGTGCGAAGTGCTTCGTATAATGTGAAATCCTGCCCAAACTGATTGTCGCCACAGCTCAATGCAAAAATGCGGTTTCCGGTAAACGGATTGCGTGGGCATTTGTGGACCACAATTCCAGCTTTCTCAATCAGCCAGGTATGCTCGCCGATTTGTTTTACTGGGTAGCCATCCGGCGTTGCGTGTGTTTCGCTCAGGCTGTAGCGAGAGTTGCTACGTGATGCACTGGTAGCGAAACGGTTAGCGTGGCGTTCCGCACCGTTGCGGAAGCGCGGCTGTGAAGAATTGCGCTGTAGTTTCATATTAAAACTCTGTACCTTCGGTAAGGTGTACTCGTGTCACCTTGTATTGATTTGTGGTATTTTTTGTGTGTCTAGGACTTGGACTGGCCGGTTCAGGTCCTGGCTTATGTTTAATTAAATTGTTTAGAGGTTTTCATGTCAGAAGATAAAAAAGTTGTTAATTTGTTGAGTGACCTTAGTGCTGCTCTGGATAACATTAACCCTCCTAGGGTAAAAACGACGGGTGATAAAGACGCATTAAACGCAGAGATTCATATATTACTGGCGTTAGTAACTGACAAAATTCAGCGTAAATACCCACCTGTCACACAACTGGTTGATTTTTAATTTGATTTATGCCGGGCTGCTCCCGGCATCTTCTAGCTGCCATAATGTCTCGTCACCTGATAGAGCAAAACGAAATGAGTGAAGTATATCCTCCCGAGAGAAGCTCACGGCTACAGCTGCGGGAAAGTCAAATATAATCCCACCTTCATTTTTAAAACGATTACGCAATTGATAGGCTATCGGTTTGATTTGTGCAGGAAGAGTATCTATATCTCTTCCATTGACAACAGAATCTTTGTTTTCCAGTACTGATTTAGCGATTAGATATAGATGCCAGTAACTGGTTACAATTGTTACTCCTGTGATGTGTCGTAAATTAATTGCAATTCGTCCGTTATTATGTTTTTCCGCAAGGTATTTCAGGTTATCAATTAATGCTTGGTCATTTTTTGAAATAGTTATTGTGAAATCTGACGTGTTTGTTTTCATACGATTAGTTGCCTCTGTTGTTTCTGAGTTGGTTCAGTTTTGAGCTTCTGCCTGTATAAACTCGCTTACCGTTAATGGTCTGGCAGTCTTCTTTATTAGCTGGAGAGAACTTCCTTTTCTGGCGGTCATACGTCCAGTAACTTTTCCAGTTGTGCCATTCTGGGGGCTCGTGCTCTGGTAGCTCATCAGCCAACTTGTCCCACTCTTTGGCGTTAAACCACCATACTCCGTCTGAGTTTTCATCTTCCGGGTTTGTGCGCGTCTTGTGTCCCGGCATTTGACCGCGATGAATGGCTACGCGCAGTGCAGATTTTGTTAGCCCAATATATGCCGCGCCTTTTTCCAGAGAGCAAAGCCCGGCGATCGGACCATCCAGCCGTAAAGTCGCTCCTTTTTTGTAGGAACGCTTTTTCTTGTTTTCTTCGTGTTCGTCGTCGTTGGCGGCATCAATGGATCCGCTGAGTGTGTCACTTTCCTGAAGTGGTTGGTGGTCAGATAACTCTTTATCGGCAATGAAGTCCCGCATTTGTTATCCTCTTGCGTTGGTGCGCTTGTTGCGCTTTGTGATGGTTTGTTTTGGTTTGTTTTCTTCACCATGTGGTGAAGAATGAAAAGAGGATACTCATCGTATGGTGAACATGTCAAGAGATTACGCCAAAAAACTAAAGGCGATCAGAAATGCAGAAAAACTTACACAATCTCAGTTTTCGCAAGTAACGGGGGTTTCTGTAGGGACTATAGGGAATTATGAGTCTGGATATAAACCTGCGCGAATTGAGGTTGTAGAAAAAGTAATCCAAGTCGAGCGATTCGAAAAATACACTATGTGGATACTTCACGACAAAACATTTCCCGCTGCCGGGCAGGTTGCCCCGGCTCTCTCTCTTGATGGCTCTATTCAGTCGGAGGGCGATCAGGTTTCAATCGGTATTACCCAAAAATCACCCCGATCAGGCCGCAATGTTGGCTGACTCTACACATTGAGCGAATTACATATCGCAAGGAGTGTTTAGTTAATTTATCCGTTGGAGGGGCTAATCATGTCGATTAAGCAACTCAAAGACGGACGTTATCAGGTCGATGTCAGACCGCAGGGGGCGGAAGGAAAGCGGATTCGAAAAATCTTTGCCCTGAAATCAAAGGCTCAGGAGTTTGAGAAGTATGTGTTACAGAACTTTCATGACAAGCCATGGCAGGCTAAGCCAGCTGATCAGCGGCGATTATCAGAGCTGCTTGATGCGTGGTGGATGCTTGATGGGCGTAATCAGGCTTACGGGGATAGCTACAGGGTTAGGCTAGGGAAGGTTGTTCGTGAAATGGGAGATCCTCGCGCCAGTCAGATGACGCGAAAATTTATGCTTGAATATCGGTCAGAGAAATTACAGGCCGGATTAATGCCGTCCAGTATTAATCGTGACTTATGCGTACTGTCTACCATGTTCACGGTGCTGATTGAAGCTGAGGTCTTTCACAACGCGAACCCTGTACGCGGTATACGAAAACTGAAAGTTCAGAACACAGAGATGGCCTTTCTTTCTGATGATGAGATTGAACGGCTTCTTGAGCGACTGGAGGGTGATGCGCGTCGTGTTGCCATTCTGTGTCTTTCTACTGGTGCCCGATGGAGTGAAGCATCGGAACTACGTGGAGAGCATATCGTTGGCAACCGGGTGACGTTCTTTAACACCAAAAACGGAAAATCCCGTTCGGTTCCTGTGGCGGATTCGGTCGTGCCTCTGATTAAAACCCGTCGAACGGGGTTATTGTATCAGGTTGATTATCTGAAGTTCCGGGAGATTCTTCAGGAGGTGAAGCCTGATTTGCCAAAAGGACAGGCTACTCATGTGATGCGTCATACGTTCGCCACGCATTTCATGATGAACGGGGGAAACATCGTTACCCTGCAACGGATTCTGGGACATGCCACTATTCAGCAAACAATGACTTATGCGCATTTTTCACCGGACTTTTTACAGGACGCAATCAACTTTAATCCGCTGGCTGAAAGTGTCCATAAACTGTCCATCGATTAG